TCAACGCCCACCCTGGCCGGGGCGGCGCACCCAGTCAGACTTGAGGCGATCAGCAACAGCATCATCGTCCATACGGGCAATTTCGTCCTCCACATTGCGCACCTCCCGGCGAGCCTTCGCCGCCTGTTCATTGATCTTTTCGTTGCGCTCCTGGCGCTCATCTGCCCGGCCCGCGCTGCGCCCGCGCAGGTAGACCAGCACCACCGCGGCGACCGCCGCCGCCGCGGTGACGGCATAGCCCCATATCCGCTGCATTAGTGTGGGCATGATCAGACCTCCACCGCAGCCATGGCCTGGGCATACAGCGCCGGCCAGGTCTTCGGATGCGGCTTGCCCGGCCGCCAGGTGCGCAGATACAGCGCCCACGCCGCATTCGTCTCGCCGACCGGCGGCAGCGCCTTCGGATCGGTCCACAGCAGCAGCCGCGCAACGCCGGCCGCCAGCACGTCGTCGTACTCCAGAGCGGTGTAGACGGAGTCCGGGTTGCAAGCCACGCTGCGTGCCTTGCACAGCGTCGCCAGGTGATCCTTGCTCGCCGGGTGGAGGTACACGCCCCACACACCGCCGCGGCTCGCCCGCGTGCCCTTTTCGAACTGCCAGAAGCCCCGGGCCGGCCCGCCGATCTGTTGGCGATGCGTGAATCGACTTTCCTGCAGGCCGATTGCCAGCAGCATGACGCGCGCGGCCGGCGTGTCCATGCTGGCCGGCAGCAGCGCCAGCGCCGGGGTGATCGCCTTGTCGATGATCGTCTTCAGGTTCATCGTCATTCCTTCCCGCCTCGACGGTTCCAGGGCAAGCGTGCTGTCAATTCGTCCACCCAGGCCATAAGGCCAATTTCCTTGATCCGCGCGACCCAACGCATGTAGCCTCCCAGCAGCCACCACGCCGGCAGTCCGGCGAGAAGCGAACACGGCCCCAACACATAAAGCTTGGCCAGCAATTCATCGTCGCCGCCGCTGTGGTGTGCCAACCATGCCAGCGACTCGGTAAGGGCCGGGAAATACGCCAGCACGGCGGCCGCAACTGCCGGGCCGAAGAGGAACGAGCAAATCACGGTCGACACCGTGCGTACCACAAACTCGCGTCGCGTTCGCGGCGGCATGATTAGCAGACCCAGCACCGCGGCTAGCGCGGCAAAGGCTCCGTGTGCGGCGGCCACCTTGAACGCCGCCCCCGCCGCCAGTCCAGAAGAACCAGGCTCCATTCGAATACTCCCTTCATGGGTTCGCATTGCTGCCTCCCGTTGTGTGGACGAAAAAAAACCCGCCGAGGCGGGCAACTGATCCGGCATGGTTACAGGCCGGGAATGACGCAAAGCGGAAGCCTGAGCGGTCGCGATGCATAGGGGTTGTAGGAAGGTTGCAGCCCAAAGCCAGTGTTCGACCAGTCTTCCGACGACCGCATCTCCACGGTCAGAGCGGACAAACCGCTATTGACCATGGCTGCGAATGCAGCAGTTGGATAGCCGCCGCCTGCGCCGTCCGGCGCCTCGTAGACGTAAATCAGGTCGTTTGCAATGATCCATGGCATAGCCCCCCAGCCCGATATTCCTACAGCGCTGCTCATTGGAGCGTTGCCGAAGGATGGGGACACCACTGAAGCGATCGAAACAATCCTGGGGTACTTGTGCTGGGTTGAAAAAGTGAGCCGGCCACTCTCGTCCCACATCTTCAACCCAACATTGGACGGCCCCACCGACATCGGCGTACCAAGCGTGGACGCCAAGGCCCATTGAAACGAGCCGTTGGACTGATACCTGACGCCCGTCTGTGGCGTCATGTAGGGATTCCGCTGGAAAATCACGAAACCGCCCACAGACACCCCGGCAGCCGGTCGAATCATGAACACGGGGCATTCGGGCCATAGGTCGGGGATTGAGATGGTCCCGCCGTAGATGTCGGCCCCAGCGCTGCCCGAAGCCACCACCCGAAGATGCGGATACCTCGCGTTGAGTTGTTCAACCCCCGAGGGGGTGTAGGTCAAAAAGTTGGCGGTTGCCATTAGCGCCTCATAACTGCGTATGTCACGGTCAACGGGAAGCCCTGTGCGCCAAAGGTGCTTGATCGTCGAAGAACAAAGCTCCCCGCCCCATACTGGATGTAGCAGCCGGACGAAGCGACGACCATCCACGAGTCATCCGAAACCAGGCCCGGCGCGCTCACCGTCGTCGCATCTACGCCTGCTGGCAGGGTGATGCTGCCCGCATACATCTGCTTCGTGATGCGGTCGGTGAGGTCCAGGATGAGGTTTCCGTTGATATCCCACGCCCGGATTCCCGTGCTCATATGTCGACCCCCATCGCCAGTGCAATCTGCCCACTCGGGTAATAAATGCGCGTAGCTGTCGAGGTGTCGGTGCGCCGACCGCCAGCCCCAGTCCCGTTGTTTTCAAACGTCCCTGACTTCGACAAGCGCCACCCCTGCGAATTAGCGACGAAGTTGTTGGACTGGATGTAATCACCGATCTTGGCGCTGGTGATCGTGCCGTCTTGGATGAAGGCCTGGCTGATGAAGGTCTGCCCGTTCTGGATAGCGAAGGGCGTGGAAACCACCCCGTTGGCCAAGTTGATGAGCGCCAAACGGTCGGCCAAGAAAAGAACCTGCGTCTGCATGCCCTCGGGCGTGTTTTCGACGCCTACCCCCATGCCGGCGCTGTAATACTTGCCGTCCACGGTCACGCCGGCCTTGATGCTCACCATCGCATTGAGGCCGTCTTTGACCTGCCTGATCTCGGTCGCGGCGCCGCCCCCGGATTCAATTTCAGTGATCAAGTCCTGCCCGAGCATGGATTTCTCGATCTTGCCGCCGATCTGCTCCAGGATTGGCGTTGCGTCCGTACTGGCCTGCCCACGAATGCCCAGCCCGCTTTCCGAGGGATACCAAGCACCCGCTACGCCGTTCTTGTCGACGAGCCGCGCCCAGAACCACAGTTCCTTGCCCGCCAGCAGGCCCAGCAGCGTGTGCGTGTTCTGCGGGTACGCGAAAACGCCCAGCGGGATGGCCGATTCGAAGCTGGAATTCTGCGAGTAATAGATTTCCGTGCGCTCGATGATCGACGGCCCAGGCGGCAGCCCCCAGTCCAGCTGGATGGCGAATAGCAGGCCGGTGGCCACCAGGCTGGTCACCACTGGCGGCGGCCCAACAATGCCATCCAGCTGCGTCAGCGTGGACGTGGTCCAGATCGACGCCACGCCCAACGAGTTCAGCGCCCGCACGCGGAACGTGTAGCCGCCGGCGTAGATGTTCGGCACCTCCACCCGCGTGTAGCCCGTGCGCGGCAGGTTGATCCAATCGGAATTGTCCCGGCGCCACTGCACCTCATAGGCCACCGCGCTATCGGCCGCCTTCCATTCGAAAACGGCGGTGTGATTCGCAATGCCCTGGCTGACGATGTAGTACGCGCTGATCTTCGGTTCCGTGGGCGGCGACTGCACGCCGGGCGGCACCACCGAAATCGGCGGGCGGTCCAGGCGCGTGCCGAAGTCCACGTTGTTGAACTTGCCCGGCTCGTGCTGGATGGCCGAGATATCGGCCAGCACGCCGTCCTTGCGCTTGATGCTCAGGACGCGGAACGTCTGCGCCGACAGCGCCTC